ATCCTAGTGTCCCTGTTTATGGATCGTTAAGCTCTAATTTGGTTTACAACCAAGATCAAGCGTGGCAATATGACAATATTACATCATTTTCAAAATACATAAATAAAAAAAGCAAACAAATTATTAAAACTATTGGTTATTTGGGAGCTTCTATTGCATCAACAAATCAAGGTTTTCTTATAACTGACGGAACAGCGGAAACAAATATTGTCAACGTAAAATTTACAGATATTATTGGTAATTTGACTTGGATTGACGTAAGCACTATTCAAGCCAAATTAGTTATGCGTGGTGATTTAAATATCATGGATAAAATTGTTTTCCCAAAAGGATCTCCAATAACCAATAGTCCCGCAACTTTTGGTCAAAATAGAAACAATATTTCTTTCCAAGGTGTTTTTCAAATATTGAAAATTCGTCACGTTGGCAATAGTAGACAAGCTGATGCAAACAGTTGGTGTACTATTGTTGACTGCACAATACCGGTGATGCCATGATTTCACAAAAACTACCATTTGCAATATCTATCAACAATTTTGCTGAAGGCAAGATTGCGGATAACCAACAAAGGCAAGGACAAAAATATCCGTGTCACGTTGTTGCCGTATCTGGTGCAATAGTAACTGTTTCATTTGATGTTGATACTGGTGGTGTTTTTACAATACCGCAAGTGACTTGTCCGGTCATTGGAAGCGAATATATTAGATTGCCCATTCAAGTTGGAGATCAAGGATTTTGCATTTCAGCAGATACCGTACTTGGAGGAGTGTCTGGTTTAGGGTCAGGTTTAGCACCGCTTGAAGAACCTAGCAATTTGGGTGGGTTGGTATTTGTACCTATAGGCAACAAAAACTGGTCTAGTGTTGATGCAAACGCAGTCACAATTTATGGCCCAAATGGAGTTGTTTTAAGGGATACCGCTAGTGGTGCAGTTGTGACTATCACACCAACAGAAATTTCTTTAGTTCAAGGTGCGGCAAGCATAACTTTGACAGGCGGTAATGTGACTATTAATGGAACAAATGTAATTATTAATGGTAGAAACTTTTTGGGTCATGAGCATAAAAATGTTCAAGTTGGATCGGCTAATTCGGGAGGTGTTGTATGAGAAGCTATGGTATAGATCCTCAAACAGGCAATTGGACAACTATTACAGACCCAAGTTATATTTACTTGGCAACGGTTGCTCAAACTTTGCGCCTTAATTTAGGAGAAAGTCCTTTCTATGGTAATTATGGAATACCAGCTCAACAGTCTGTAATCAATCAAATTGCTCCTAATTTAGCCGTTAACAATACTCAAAATCAGTACGCTCCATATTTTGCAAGTTTGACAATTACAAGTCAAACAAATACACCTCAACCCACTTACGCAATTAGTGCAGTTTTTCAAAATGGCACTACAATTCAAACAGTAGTTGCAACATAAGGAATTCCAATGCCAACATTAACCACAGCAGGGGCAGTCGCAACAAGCCCAACTGATTTACTAGCTCAAGAAATTGCCGCCGCATCTGCTTTAGCGCCCGGATTAACCGCCAATTTACCTGGCTCTTTAGTTGAAGACCTGGCATCTACAGCCGCCGGAGCGGTTGTTGTTCAAGATCAAACTTTTGTCGATTTGGTCAATAGCATCAGTCCTTATACTGCTAACCCTTTTATCCTTTATCAGCTTGGCGCAATTTATGGGGTTCAACAAGGCGTTGGCTCTAATACTTCTGTTTATGTTCAGTTTACAGGTTTAGCCGGTTTTGTGATTCCAGTTGGATTTACTGTTTCTGATGGAACATATCAATACACCGTTCAAGATGGTGGAATCATTGGAACATCAGGACAAAGCCCTAGTCTCTATTGTTTAGCCACTACAGCAGGTTCTTGGGCGGTTCCTGCCGGTACAGTAACCCATTTGGTTACTTCTGTTCCTACAGGGTATACGCTTACTTGCACAAACCCAACCGCAGGGTTGCCCGGAGCTGTTGCTCAAACTGTTCAGTCTTATCAAGCACAAGTGATACAAGCAGGCTTGGCTACGGCTATTGGAATGCCTACTTTGGTTAAAACTCAACTTCAAAATGTAAGTGGTGTTCAGCCTAATTTAGTCGCAGTTAGAAATTTAGGTTCTAACCAATGGGAAATCATTTGTGGCGGTGGAGATCCATATCAAGTCGCAGGCGCTATTTTTAATTCAATCCCTGACATTTCTATTTTAGTTGGATCAACTTTAAAAGTAAGCGCATTTACCAATGCTACAAATGGATTGGTCACTACCAATTTAAATCATGGTTATTCAACAGGCCAAGTCATAACAATTGCCGGTGTAACTCCTAGCACATTCAATGGTACATATACTATTACAGTTGTTTCACCCACTACTTTTAACGTAAACGTAAACACATCGTCTTTTGGTGCTTATGTAAGTGATGGTGTGGTAACTCCAAATTTAAGAAATGAAACCGTAACTGTTTACGATTATCCTGATTCTTATACCATCACTTATGTGATACCTCCGGTTCAAACCGTCACAATCAGCTTAACTTGGAATACTAATTCATTAAATTATGTGTCGCCAACTGCGGTTGCACAATTAGGTCAACCCGCATTAGCCGCTTACATTAATGGTATTTATGTTGGTCAGCCAATTAATTTATTTGAAATGCAGACAGTTTTTCAAGAATCTATAGCAAGCATTGTGCCGCCTCAAACATTGTCAAGAATGGTTTTTGTTGTTGCAATCAATGGAATTGACGTTTCCCCAACCACAGGAACTGGATTAATTGTTGGCGATCCCGAGAGTTATTTTTCTACATCATCAGCATTAATAACTATTACACAGGGTTAAAAATGATTAAAACCATATTACCCGCCTATCTTTATCAGCAGTATGCCGCAACTGCGGAAACTGTTATTCAAAATCCTGCTCAATCAGGTGTGGCGGGCTATGGTGTTGCCGGTGAAGCTGTTGCAGGTCAGCCTTATGTAACTCAGGGAACTTCTTACATTCAGTCTTTTTTTACTGCCTATAACACTACCGCACAAACTTATTTAGACAATCTAAACAACCTTAACCTGCCGGTTTACACGGCTCTTAGCGCACCTTTGTTGGATTGGGTAGGCACAAGTTTATATGGAATTCCTCGTCCCAGTCTTGGAGCGGGAACAACTGCCAATGCCTTGGGTGTTTATAATACTGTTGCCTACGATACCACTCCCTACACTTCAACTTCTTTTTCATCAGGCTCAACGGTTTATATCGTCAATGATGACTATTACAAAAGAATTATTACATGGAATTTTTACAAGGGCGATGGATTTGAATATACAACCGCTTGGTTGAAACGCAGGGTCTATCGGTTTTTGTATGGTGTGAATGGCATAAGTCCTCATATTGACCAAACATATACAGTAAGCGTTACCTATACATCAGGAAGCGCCATAACCATAACTGTACCCAACTTAACAGCCGCACCAATTTTGCAATCCGCTATTAATTCTGGTGTTTTATTCTTGCCGTTCCAGTATACTTACACAGTCGTTTATTAAGGATTTTTATGACAGTCCAAGTCTTTTCTAACAATGCAAAAAGTACGTTGGCTTCTGCCATTACCAGTACGCAAACGACCATTACAGTAGCCCCCGGAACAGGCGCATTGTTTCCAAATCCATCAGGCGGTCAGCAATTCAAAATTACTTTGATTAGTGCTACATCGTCTACAGTTTACGAAATTTGTAATTGCACAGCAAGGTCAACCGATACGTTGACAATTATTCGTGGACAAGAAGGAACTACGGCTCAACCATTTTCTTTGAATGACATTGTTGGTCATTTTGATACTGCCGCCGTAATGACTGATTTGGTTCAAACTGAACAACTTCAAGCAGGAACATATTTGTCAGCCACAGCCGGTGGAACTGGAAATGCTTTAACAATTACTTTGCCCTCAAATTTAACATCTGTTCCAAATGGAATGAACATCATTGTTAATTCTTCAGCGGCAAATACTGGTGCTTGTACTTTGTTGGTGACTTTGGGAACAACAACTCTAACTGCAACTCCTATTGTAAAGAGCAATAATCTTGCTTTGACTGGTGGCGAAATTCCTGCCGCAGGTTATCCAATAACTTTAACGTATTCAACAACTTACAGCGCATGGTTAATCAATAATCCTGCTACACCATCTTCTATTGGATATTCAGCCAACGGATATACAAGATTCTCAAACGGATTGATTTTGCAATGGGGTCAAACAAATACGACCGGCGGTGGTACATATACCTATCAAACTTTGCCAATCCCATTTCCAAATTTGTTTTTGTCGGGTAGTGCAACATTCCAAGCAGGCAATACTCCAACAAGCGGATCTGTTGGAGTTGCCGCATCATCATCAAATCCATTGACTCAAATTGAATTTTATAATTCTTCATCATCTAGCACAAATGCTATCTATTGGATGGTTTTAGGTTATTAACAAAAGGAAACACCATGTCATACAATTACGGCTCACCAATCACAGGCGCATTAACTACAACAACAGCCGTAGTTACTTTGCCAAACCTTGTTTATCCTGCAACTCTTGTTTTGAACTCTGCAGCAGGTGGTAGAGCGATTCAATTGTCA